AAGTACCGCGTTTAAATGTTACGGAGGTCGTGGACATATTAGTTAATGATTACGGATGACAGAAGCGTGCAAGGAATTTGCAACACAGTTTGAGGTGCGGAAGATTCGGTGATTTGCACGGCGAGGTAAGTCTCCACCAATTCGTTGCCGTCGAGTAAAACAAGTGAACCAGGAGTGTTGATAGCCAATACGCCTTTATATCCTGTGGCATTGATAAGACCACCAGCACCGATTGATAAAGTAGCGTCGGGTTCGTAGCGGATGGTGACCGTGTAATAGTAGTCGCTAATCTTGCTTACGCTCACGGCTGGCTTGCCATTAACTAATCCCGTTAAACCGATTGCGTTATAAATGTCTAAAGCCGAAGCTCCAAACTCAATAGGCGATGAAATGAAACTGTAGTCGTTAACGTCAGCGTCGTATGTTAAAGTGAATGTGCCGTCTACGATACGCTCGTCGATGGTGATGGAGTAGGTCACTGATCCGTCGAGTCCGCTAGTAGCCCAAGCTGATAAAGTTCCGATGGTCGCAGTGCCTGTGCCGACGCTCGTCCATGATGTCGCGTTAACTACTGAGGATTGGCGGGCGTGGAAGATTACAATCTCGGGTACAGACCCTGTGCCGTCCTGAACAACAGAAATGACTGCCGTAGATAAAGGAAACAAAGCACCAGTGTTAGCGGTGAATGCGGTGCGGTCACCAGTGTTATTGAAAGCGATGCTGTAGTTATCGCCGACTTTGGTTACGACGACGCCACCAGCCGAGGTAATGCTGGCGAGGAGATTCAGCGCCGTTTGCATTGCAGCTGCCGTGATGTTGTAAGCCAGGGCAGTTGTAGAATTGCCACCGTAAGTCATCGTGAAAGTTCCGGCAGTCGGAGCGTCATCGATAGGGCCAATAGATACTTTAATGGATGGGCTAGCAGGCCAAGTGATTAGTTGGTTCGTTCCGTTGACCGTTTGGCGTAGGTATAACTCGATTGTCTTAGTGTCTCCATAGAAGAAGTACGGATCAGTGATGACGGTATTATCGTTAAGACCATAATAAGCATTATTATTTGTCGGGTCTATGAAGAATTTGAGGGTCGGTAATGCCATTGCTTCGAGTCTTTAATTATGCCAAAGTGTCAATTACATCGTTCGCATATCAGGGCTGACGCTATCAAGTTCCCATCGTCCTTCTGATGGAAGGTTATCTTTTATGTAAATTCTATAAGCACCCGAGTAAGTTCTGCCTAGAAAAGTCTCACCAGCAAATCTCATTTTCAAATCAGATACCGTTCTGCTTTCTCCATAAGTAGTTCCACTAGGTGCAGTATAAGTCCAATTTATTGTTACTGATGGGCCATAGGCAGTTGCATTATATTCTGGGCTTAGTTTCCAATCGGTCGTTGCTAAAGTGTAACTAAAAAGTACTTCGTAATATAGCGTTCCAACATCGGTTAAATCTAATTTCTTTTTATAATTTCCATAGTATTGGAATATGCCAAATGGTGAGACATAAGGAGAAGCACCATCGGTTTGTCCACAGCTCGACGTAACGAACCCGAACATTTTATTATCTATGCCATTGGCATCATTAAAGTTGATGCTTTGAAACTCATATTGTGCATCATCATAAATTCCTTTTAGTGGGCTAACTTCAATGGTCGAAGACAGTGTCATTAAGTTTCTACCGGAACCACTTTCACTATTTGCTTTATATTTTGTTAATTCAAAAACTACTGCGTGTGCTGAGGTTATGTTATGCCAATAATTCCAATAGTCTTTAATTGATGTATATTGTTCTGCCCAATAATAATAACTGCTATCTGCGTTAATAACTTTAGTTCTAACACCGATTGGTTTCTGTTGAACAGCGGTAGTATAATTATTGCACTGCAAAGTCCATACGCGTACGCCATTAGCATCGACCTGACTATCTGGTGATCCTACTGTAGTGCCGTCCCAGTTATAGTTTAACTTGTAGACTAAGCCTTTAAATTTAACTGGTGAGCCTCTAGTGTAATATGGACTAGCGTCTGCCGACCATTCAGGAATCTCACCTTCAATATATATGGGGCCTAAACCATAACCGCCAGGGCCTGCATCTCCACCATAACCACCGCTAGGAAATGGTGGGTTTATATATTTTTCGGTAGGCATCGATTAAGCCCACCAGTAATGATTTACCCCACTGCTAAACGAAGCACGGCTAACGTGAACCGCCCCAATCAAAGGGCTACGGAAACTAGCAATACTATAACTGTAACCTGTAGCTGCACTGCCTGTCTTAGTCACCGACGCTAAGGCAAAATAACCATAAGTCGTAGTGTCAGCAGGGATAGTTGCGTTATAGTAAATGACCGGATTATTCGGGAACGGTTGATTGGCTACGCGCTCAACGCGAAGGATAATATAACCAGTGGCTGATAAAGTAATTGTAGGGCGAGGGAGTGCGTCGATGTATGTACCGTCTACTTTAGGTACGAGCTGGTTGACTGTTCCAGGTACGATATAGACCTTCTCTAATCCAGCCGACTGAACCGTTAAAGGAACATCAGGATAGAATTGCAGTTGACCATCAATCGATAGCGACGCAGCTCCTCCGAAATTATTTACCGTATATCCGTCACCGGGCTGAATAGAGTTAGGCATATTAACCTGCAGACTTATAGATTAAATTGTGCCAGCCACCTTGTGCAATTCTGAATGAAACATTGACCTTATAGAGATTACCAAATTCTTCGTGCGATACGTTGGTTACCATACCAGGCTGTGTAAAATACCTTTTATCATCAGAAACAAAGCACCCATTATAAATACTGAAGTCTGCGTCCTTAATCGATGAGAATGTTTTGCCTACTGATGCAATGTAGTAAGTTAAAAGTTCTTTATTGGATGTATAGAAACTGCCTTGAATTTGAATGTTAGCACGAACATAACTTTTAACACCAGTAAGTTTCCAATCATCAGCAGTTGAGTTTGAACCATTAGTACCTTCAACAAACATTTGTTTGTTAACATCCCAACCCTTTGGCTGTAAAACATCCTTAAAGTCCTTATGCGACTTAATCGATTCAGTGCTTAATCCAGTGTCACCGCGTAAGACCATTTTACTCTGCGTACCGTTTTCGATACCGCAATACTCGGCAGTGATGGTGGCTAGTTTATTGCCGTTGACTGTGTACGAAGCACGGTGGCAATAGAGTCGCTTCTCTGATCCAGGGAATACATCCCCGCGTTTAGGGGTTCTAGCCTTCGCAGCTGAAGCGGTGCAAACGAATGTCGCACGTCCGGTGATCAGGCCGTACCCGTCAAACTCGACGGAGTAATTGGGCTGAAGTTCTGGGTTCTTGCTATTGATGCTACCAGCACCAAGTCCTCGGAAGTTTCCTTTTGTTATTTCAGTGAATGCCATTGTTTTAAATTATGCGGTGGTTTCCATTGCCTCTCTCAATCCTTGTGGAAAAACCTGTGATTCTTGTGAGCCACGATTCAGCGCGTCTTTAATTTCGGTAAGGGTATCAAGTTGCTTTTCGGCTAGTGTTATTTGTTTCTCAATGCCGGTGCTAACATCGCCACCACCAAACGAACCGCCTATCTCGCGAAGGCTTGAGACGGTTAAGACTAAATCTTGTTTGGTTTCTTCTTTGGTTTTCTGCTTTGGCATAGCAGTTTCTGCAGTGAATCTTTTTAGAAAACTAGCAATCTGATCATTTTGAAAAGCACCACTAGCACGACGCTTTTTATCTTCATCGTTAAATTTATTTTCTTCGTCAATTCTTGCGCGTTGCTCTGCAGTAATTTTTGGGCCTTGTATGCTTGCTTCTAATGCTGCGTTAATTGTAGCACCCAACTCGTTAGCAGCTTTAAGATAATCTTCTCTGCTTGGGCCTACAGTTACAGTACCTTGCCCTGCCATAATTCGCTGAGTTTTGGCTTGAGTAAAAGCACGACCCTCAGGGGTGTTTTTAAATGCTTCTATAGCTTGGTCTTCTTGAGCTTTTACATCTTCTACATTTTTAGCGTTCTCGGCTTTAACTTTAGCCATAGCCAAAAGCACCGATAAATTCTTGTCTAATTGTACGCCTAAACTTTCTTGAGCTTTGACTTCTTCGTAAGTACCTGAAGCACCTTTATCAAATGCTTGTTGTTGGGCTTGTTTATATTCTTCCCACTTCTGAGTCGCATAGCCAATGCCTGCCTGCAGTAATGCCATCGGGCCAGCAACACCCAGCGCTAACTTAGCAATATCAGATCCAAAATTCTGAATCTTCTTTTGTACGGTTTCAACGACCTTAGATGCCTGGTCGCTTGCACTTATTGTAAATGATACATCGTCTGCCATAGTTATTTAGTGTCGGTTTTTTTAAGTTCTTCGTCCCTTAATTTTGCCAAATGGTCAATTAGTGCCTCATCGTCCGTCGTCAGTAAATCTAGTTTAGCCCCTGCGTGGATACTGAATGCCGTCGATAGCCACATTGCCGAAGCCTCAGGCATATTCAAAGCCTCCTCATAACTGATGCCGTTACGCGTAAGATTAGCGATGACACTTAATTCCCACGGCAGGCCTGTTGACGATCCGCTAGAGTTCTTACTGTTGTCGTAGAATTTAGGCCACGAATCGTTAGTCACTGAGTAATCTACGAACGCCTTAAATGCAGCTAGTCGAGTATCCTTAAACAAAGTTAATTTAATAGCCGACCAGTAATCGCTAAATTTTGCTCGGTCTAAACTTTCACCGGAACAAACCTTTAAAGCGATAATCAAGTCCTCAATCTTAATCTCTTTATCAGGCTCGAGGAATGGGCTACCAATCGCCTGCAACCAGAGACGATACTTTAAACAAAACGGCTTGAGATTTTTGCCGAGGATGCGAGTCCGCTTCGGGACAATACAAGATGCTAAAAAGCGTAGGTCAGCCATGAGCCAATCCTACGCCTTATTCACCAAAAGTGAAGAGTGTTATTTGCTTAGAATGCTTCGTAGTCTACGGCAGTAATCGATACGCGCATGAAACCATTGTTAGTTCCGCGTTCTTCGATTTGCGTAATGTGACCAGCGAAGACGATAGTGTTACCAGTGAAGGATAAGTTATCGCCAACCGCACCGCTATAAGCTGAAGGTACTAAACCTTCGACTGAAAGATTCTGGCGTTTGTCCATCATACGAACACCTACAACTTGACCAGCTGCGTCTTGGGCTTCGTCAGTTTTCGCGAAGGAAGTCGAAACAGTGTAGGACTGAACGGTCAAAGATGTTACAGTTCCTGCGACACCATAGATAAATGCAGTTCCTTTAGTTACGACAGTGTTAGGCATGGTAGTTTAATTATGCAGTAAAAGTCAAACTGCCGATAATACCAGGGTGACGTTATAATTTATCGAGGTCATAAACGCCCGATCACCTTGCCCCGTGTCGATTGAGGTCATCAGAGAGTCATAGGCCGTAGCGTCACCACCGTTAGTAAAGCCTGCCTTAACGCTAGTTACGTTGTCCATTACAGACATTACAATCTGACAGACGTTGCGATGGTTTGCTAAGGCTGATGCACCATCGATGGAAGTGAATACACCTACTTTAACCTGGGCTACATAGTTGCCTGATCCGCGTGGGATGTCGTTCGGGAAGTTAAGGCTCTCGCACGATACGATAATCGATGGCAGTTCAAGCGTCGATGAAGACTGCCCTTTGTAGATTGTCATGCCGGCTAACTCGGTGGCCTGCGATAAAGCGTAAGCACAAGCGTCTTCGGTGATGTTGAGTGGTGATTTAGTTCCCATAATTATGATTTTTTGTTTTTAAATTTTTCAATAGCTGCGCGCTGAAAGTGTTGCATACGACGTTTCATTTTGCCACTGCGAGCTGAGACAACTTTTAAATAAGTGTTCGCTTGATAGGCAACTCCGAATATGTTCCCGATGTTGTTCTTAATCACAATAGCCGAGCGACCACCTGTGCCAGATGTCATTTGTATATTAACTTGTCCAAAGCCATTGACGTGGCGTGTTATAAATTGTGGCAAATCTTTTAAGCCAAAGTTCTTTGGCATTCCGTTAATCGTGGCAGGGCCAATCTTTTTGATTGCGTCGTACCAGCCAGACTTCATCCAGCCGACTCGTTCCTGACGTTTCTTAATGTAGTCTTTTAGTTGTGCAGGATTTGCAAGTGCCGGTATTCCTTTGCCTCCGCCATTCTTACGAATACGACCTTTATACATTGCACGTTGAGTATCGTGAATCTTTTTAATTTGTGCAGTATTTCTGAGAATATCTAATTTCGTATTATGCGATAATAACTGCTTTGCTTTGTTATAAGCTCTGCCAAAGTTTTCATCGTCGTATATCTTTTGAATGATACCAGGCTTCTTTGGTCTTAGTCCCGATTTCCAATCTGCGAATTTGCGACTGTTACCGCTAGGGCCTACCGCAGCTGAGAGGGCTTTATTTTCGTAAGACACGACGGAGAGAATGTCTTTTTCTACTGCCATGTTTCCCCACTTTTCCGCAGTCTTTGTATCGCCTTTGCCACCACCAGCACCATCCATAGGCGGAGTGTAGACCATCGCCTCGCGCGCAGTAAGGGCAGACTCTTCTTTTAAAACATCCTCTACAATCTGACGCGTTTCTTTTTTGTAATCTGCAAACGACCTTTGCAATCCTTCTAAAAGGTTGCGATTTATTTGAACCTTTAAGTCTGAATTTTCAAAACCCATTATCGCTGGTTAGCGTCTCGGACGGTGAGTTGAATCCAAGCAGATCCAGTCTTATAAGAAGTTCCGGTGATGCGATAGACATTACTTTCCCAAGTTGCAGTCTTACCGATTGCGAAGTCTGTATTGCGTTTAGTGAGATTGCTAGTCGTGGCAGGGATTTTTATTAGGGTGCTAATCTGATCCATCAGGCCACCGCTTTCGAGCGACTGAGTGAGGACTGCGTCCGAGACCGAGCAAGTATAGGTCGTGCCGTTGATTACTACAGGCAAGCCAATCTCGTCTACAATGTCGAGGGCATCGGCTAACATCATCGCGTTAAGGTCTGCGTCCATATAAATTGCGTCCTATGTCAATCTAGGGATGGGGTCGTAAAGGGGTCTCAGATGCCTTGAGAGGCGTTTTGATGGCGTGGACGGGTAAAGTGTCAGGCAACAAAAAACCCCCACCGTTTCCAGTGAGGGTCTTTCTCGTTTTTTAACGACCTAAGATTAGGCGGTTAAGAGGCGAGTGAGTGAGGTAGCGCGACCTTTAGCTGCACCGAACAAGAGGGTAGCGGTTACATTGTAATAACCAGACTGCTCTTGACCCATGATGATTTGAATTCCGAGACCAGTGTCTGCGTCAACGGCAGTAGCGGTTTCGAAGCCAGGGATTTCGCTCATTGGTAATCCAGAAGCGACTGCGATAGCGTCAGAACCACAAGCAAAGCCACCAAGGTTTTCGCTATTCGTTGGGAGAGAAGACCACTGATAAACGGACATACCACCAACTTGACCGATTTGACCAGTTTGGATTACGTTTGCACCAAGAGCGTAAGCAGCGGCGATTTGTGAATCAGTTAAGAGGTTGTTAGCGTAGGTTGGGTTAACGATCAGAGCGCGAACGTCTCCGGCCTTAGCTGCGTCGAGAGTACCTTTAGCGGTTACGACTTCAGCGTAAGAGAGACCAGCACCAGTAGCTTGAGTGCTGGAGTAGTTAGCAGCAACAACGAGGTCGCTGATTTCTTTCATACAGGCTTCTGCGATAGCGTTAGCTGCGGTAGGAGTGAAAGCGTTAACGAGGTATTGAGCGCCGTAAGACTTAACGTCGAGAGGGGTAAAACGGCTGGACACTTTGAAGTGCTTCAGGGTTACAGTTACTCCAGCGAGCGTAGCGTCGTCTTGACTGAGGTATCCGGTTGCACCGAATTCGGTAGCGGTTGAAGTTCCGATTAAAGGAACGAAGACAGACTTGCCAGCAGTTCCTTCGAGAGTGCTGAAAACACTGGAGAAAGATTTGAGGGCAGGGAGTTTGCCTTTGATTGAAGCGATCACGGATTCAGCGAGAATCGATGGTGCTGTTGCGATGGAATTTGCCATGTTAGTTTATATTATAATTAGTGATTAGAGAAAAATTAGATTGAACGAACGATTTCGTTCTTGTGCTTAGCGAAGTAAGCGGAGCGTTCTGCACCCATGTCCATAGCCAGGAACACTTCGAGGTGATTCACTGCTTTAACGGGTTCGTCAGATTTATCGCTAGGAGAAAGTTCGACAGGGTTAACACCGACGCTCGATGCAATCTTAGCAGCTTCAACAGAAGCCGATACAGTTTGAGTTTGAAGTTCAGCAATCTTAGCGACGAGTTCAGCTTTTTCTTTGGCGAGTGCGTCTCTTTCGATAACTAGTGAAGCATTTTGCTCGAGAGTGGCTTTGAAGTCTGAGGCTTCTTTGGCTACTGCGTTTTCTAAGTTCGCGCGTAGTTCGTCA